AAAGGAACTTCCCAAATTGGAAGTCATCGCTCCAGCATTTTGAATAGGTATTTGCCCAGACATTAAGGCTTGGTTTCCAGCGTTAAGCGCTAAACCAGTAGAAGTTGCTTGGTTTCCAAATTGCCCTTGAACCAAAGCAGCAGCATCCATTCGTTTAGCCCAACCAAGTTGTTCAGCCGCAGTTCGAGCGCGGTTTGCAGCAGCAGCTTCCATGGCAGCATTGTCCACACCAGTAGCACGCAGCATCCCTTGATACCGCCCAGAACTAGGATCAATACCAAAACTGCGTTGCTCTAAAGCGATATTACGTGCTTGGCGATCGGTTGCAGCCCGTACATCACCAAGGGCAAGAGCGGCTTGTTTTTCTTGGTCTTCAGCGCCACCCGCTTTTTCGGCTTCTGCAAAAATTTTCTCTTGCAACGGATAGCCAAATTCTTCGTACCGAGCCATACTTTTTTTAGCAGATTCAATTTGCAAATCTTGTAGGGCTCGATCAAGTGCAAACTGTTCGTCTGATCTAGCTTCTTGTTTTAAAGATTGTTCTCTTAAAGTAGGCCAAACTTCGTTTTTAAACAAAGTCAGTTGTTCGCGAGAAAGCGCTGCTAATTCCCGTTGCGCCAAACCAATATTTGGATCAGGAGCCGGGGCTTTGCCTTTACCGCCCTCAAGCGTCATACCAAACCGACCGTTACGTGGTTGGAACGCCTTTTCAGGCAGCATTGAAAAATGATCGTATCTCACCGTTTAATCTCCAAAAACCGGCACTCGTCTCGAAGCATTCCGTATACAATCATATCTGTACCATCGCTGCATGCTCGTCTAAGTACCCCTTCTCGTTTAAAACCCAAATGCTCATCAAATTTTTGTGCCACTATATTGTCAGTTCGGACAAGTCCGGTTACGCGATTGCACTTCAACTGCAGGAATGGATACGCAAAACAAGCCCATAAATATTCTCGCGTCATCCATCGTTTTCCTGGTACGGCTGCTACATGCATTGAAATACCCGGTCCTGTGTAATCATTAAAAACTACGCCTGCAATCAGTTCACCATCTTCTTCTAAACCAATTCCTATCGCCCCGCTACCAAAGCCGTCTTCCTCGACTCTTTTTGCTACCCAGTCAATAACCCGCTGCTTGTCTGTGTAAACAACTGTTTTCATATTCTACATATGTAAGGTATATAACACACTAGTTACAAACTGTAAACTAGTTTCCACTAAAGTTCAGACGGCTAATAATCTCGTTTATTTTTGCCACAATATCGGTTGTTGTTGCCGTGCTGTCTAATTGGTCAATCTCGCCTACCTGAGGACGAGCCCCAGTAATAATTTCCAAGTTTTCCTTCATGGCAACCAGCATACGCTGAAGGTTCGCATCAACAACGCCGCCATGCGCAGCGGGAATCCCTGGTTTTTTCATTCAACAAGGCTCTTTAATTCTGTTACATCTGTCGCCATGCCAAACATACGCACAGGAACGTTACCAGAAATTGCAACTTCCCAGACATAGGCTTTTTGTCCAGCAGGCATCCGAACAGGTTCGTTACTTGTCATTGCAGACTGGTACACCAGCACTCCTTCTGCGTACACAAATACGTTGACCGAACGAGTATCGGCAATATCGGGCAGATCAGTCAAAATAGACCCGTTAAGTGTGTATGTATTAAGGGGCGTTGAGTTCATTACCCCCTTGAGATTACTGGACGAAGTCGCCCAAAGTGCAGTGTTAGCGGCAATAATTGCCTGTATAAGTTGATTGTAGACGTTAACGTTTGAAATTAATCCATAGTCAGCCCGCACTTTAAGCACACCAAAGTTGGTGGGGCTTGCCATAACAAACTGCTTGGACTTCCACTCAAACAGGCTATTGTCAATAACGCTAGCGTCTAATTGATATATATCGTTGTCAATCGTAGAAACGGCGTAGATATTTCCGTTATTTTTGTCCACATATGGAGCCCGCCCACTAAACGTCAACTGAGCCAGCGGGGGGATGTCGTTACGGATTAAAACAATGGCATTAGTCTCAACGCCTACAGTATAAAAACCAATATACTGATTGTTGTATAGCATGGCTTGGATCGAACTAGGATTTAGTGCCTGCCACTCGACTCGTGTGTACAACCGCTGCGAAATAACGTCTACTCCACTTGGGGAAATAGAAACTAATCCGTTAGGACTTGCGTATAAAACACCAAATTGATCTGAGACGATCGATCGTTTAGAAACACAAGGCTGGGGCACAGGTAGTTTTGTCTGTGACATTGCCAAAGGGCTAGAACCTGTAATTAGGTATGGTTGGCGTTCCGTCAAGACAACTAAGGTTGTATCATACACACCTAGGCCAATGACCCGCGAATCTACTACAAGAGTATATAAATCGGGCCAAGCGTGAGGGTAGTATGGCTCAGCAAACCAAACTTCATTGTCACGAAAGCCTGCCATCATGCCGTTGGGCATGGATACAATACCTTGCAAATCCGTTGGCGGGGTATTCCAGTTTTGCGTTTGCAACAACGGACCTAGATCAGCAATAAGTAGCGTATCGTTATAGCTTGTCGTAGCAATAGGAATTTCTGCTACAAGTTGGTAATTAACTGTTGCGCCGCCTGTAACGGTACGGTAAATCCGTCTATGGGTAATGTTGTACCCTGTCGTTGGTGCGGCTGCAAATCCAGAAATTGTTACAGTTGCCCCAGTAACATGAGTAGCCACAGTAGCAGCAGGGCTCGGGGCAGATTCTTCTGCTACAGCCCCAAAAGTAGAAACATACGTATAAACATAGGCTCTTGTTTCATGCGCACCTCCGCTGCCACTAGATGCTAGGGTGGGGGCTGATATTGGAGCAGGAACGCCAAGATACAACCATGCGTCAGGAAACGGTGGGCTTCCTAACCCAGAAGAAGTAGCCAAAACCCAATTGGTTTTCTTGGGAGCCGTATCTCCGGTGTAGTAAATACGAAAATCGTTATCGTCAGCAATAGGGCTTTGGGCTACGTCAACGTCTACCGCCCACTCAAGCCAGGCCGACGAACCAGTATTTTCGTTAGTCAATCGATAAATAGTTTGGACATTGTTGGTAAGTGGCTGATACACCCGCTCTTCTTTTTGCCAAGAACGAAGTTCTAGCGAAGTCAGCCGGACATTTTTGGCAATTTGTGCCGCATTATCCGGAAGTTGGGTAGGGCCTGTCCTCGGAATAATTCCTGAAAAGTTTTCCAGTTTAATTGAAGGCATGACCCTAACCCCTTATTTAGTCTGTAGCAGACTCGTCTGTGACTTCTTTACGAGGCCGTCCACGCTTAGGTTTGTCTTCGGTTTCCTCAACGGCAGGGGCATCAAGTTCAGCCAAATATTCGTGCCCTTCGTCAGTAATCGTAAACGTACCTTCTTTCACATAACCAATCATTTTGCGTTTAGGTCCAAACCCAACGATCATCTGATCGCAAACTAATTCGCATTTTGTTTTTTCAATAAATTGCTCTACAGACATTGCCATGCTTTTCTCCTTGTGTTAAGCGGCGATATATTGTACCAGTTAAAAACAATGTTGTAACATGAGATCCTTGAATTTTTTAGGGATCTTACTGTAGTCATTATCAAAATCGTTGGGCATGGCTTGCCAGACCGCAGGCACAGCATGGGGAGCTTTACCCTTGGCATACCATTTTCGGGTATACCGCATACACTGATAAAACCATACGTAGGCGTTGGCTTTTTTGCGGTAGTCACACAAGTCAAATGGCAGTTCATAGTCCTTAATTTTCTTAACCGATCGGATTTCACAGTCCAATTCAACCAAAGCGCTACCAGTTAAAACCTTGGACAGCTTCTCCCCTCGGAGGGAAATATCACCATCAAGCCATTCTTGTAGCCAAATTAACGGGTCATAACCGTCCACTTTTTGCCGCCAGTATTTTGAGTTTTCTGCCCACTGATCCCGATGACAAGTTTCATGCACAAGAATCCGCATCCAGTCCGCCACGGGTTTGTAGCAAGCAACCACTAATTCGGGTTCGTGGTCTGAGAAATAGCCTGAACAGTTTAAGCCGTCCATTTTGACATGCTTCTTGCGAAGCAACTTTGCGTCTACGTCGTGCCTATGGCACTCGGCAATTTCAAACTCGACCCACTCTTTCAAGTGGGGCGGTAGTTTTTCTAGGCTAATCTCAATTTGTGTCATCCCTAAGCCTTCCACGAAACCCATGATCCCGACCGTTTTGCCGGGGTTCTGTCCACTAGTATAGGGGCAGAAAAGGTAATTCCGTGTTCTGGATGGGTTATCCACAAGGCTTGTCGGGGTGGTTCAAACGGAAAGTTATTCTGATACGCATACTCATCATAGCCCTTAAGCGAACCATTGACGATAAGCCGTTGTAACTGAATTAACTGGTGCCAGTGACCTAGTAACAGAGTATCGTATTCTGTGTCAATTTGTGCGTTGCGAGAACGCTTTTTGTGGTCACCCCGGATAATTGGGCCAAGCGCACCTATCATGCCGTCCCCGCCTCGGAACTGATCGCCGTGGGTAAGCAAGTAGCGATGCCCATAAATTTGAAAGTACGCGTCTGATCCGTCCGGGATTAAGAATCTGACTCGCGGGTCATTTTCAAAACGCTTGGCAAGAAAGTGATACACCAGCCAATCAAAGGACGTAAAGTTCCGCCCCTTAGACCGAATCTTGTGTGTATTCCGCCCATGGTTACCTGTAACACACGGCACAAAAACATTCCCAAATTCTGTTGCCAAGGTTTCGATACACCAAGCCAAAACACCCCAAAGGTCTATAACGATCGGCATGATTTCACGTTCGTTTGATACAGACAGTTCCTCGTGAATGTCGCCACTGACCATGTCGCCCCCAAGGGCAAATACAATTCCAGGATATTCAGGATTGGCAAATCTAGTTTTTAAGATGCCCGTAGCGGTCTGAATTAAAACTTGCGCTCGTTCTTGGGCAATCCGCAAATCATAACGGTTTACATCGTTGATTTGTTTTGTGTCTACAACTTCGCCCCAGTGCCAGTCAGAAGCAAAAATGGTTGGAACACCAGTTACGCTTTTAGCCTTAGGAGGTTTGATAACCCAATTAGGTACTTCAAGCAAACTTTCCGAATCTGTCAGTTTGATAATCTGGTCTTTAACATACTGATCGTCAAGGGTAGATTTTCTCGCTGATTGAAGTTGAGCACGCATAGTACGCAACTGATCTTGTAGCAAAGTAACTTTGTCAAACTGCGTGCCGTCTCCGGAATCATGTTGACTTCCATCTTTCATCAACCCACGGCGTTCGGCTTCAGTAATTCGATGCCGAAAAGTATGCTCGTTCATTTTTAAAGACAGGGCAGCATGGTTACTATTTCCATGGTGCTTTCGTAATGCAGCGACAGCCTCTAAAAGTTGCTGTTCCGTTAGCGGTTTTTGGCCCACTATATACTCCCCATAAATGAAAAAAGGCCGAAGCCTTATTTTTATGCTACTAGTCCCGGTAAATAAACTGTCTTTCCGTTTTCTTTAGTAGCCGTTAAAACTTGCTTTTTCAAGTTAGCCGGATCGTACGACACATGCACCCAGCCTGAGTCCGGCACACCAGGCGTATAGAACTCTAGAATGACTTGCGTGAAATCAAGGTTTTGGGTTATCCAAAGGGCCAAATCCGCATTGGCGATACCAGGGATTTCAATATCGGCTGCTTGACCCTTGCAATGGTCCGAGGTTTTTGAGCCTCCAACTTTGGCGTTGACTTCTGGATGTCGGAAACCGGAGTTGACCTTAATTCCCGTTTGAACGTGGTCTCTAATAGGCTGGAGGACTTTTTCGCAAAGAAGTTTAAGGTTTTCAATTTCTACTTCCCCGGGGGTATTGTCCAAATCATGCCGTAAAGCGGTTTCGCTTTTAGTCATTTCGGCAAGGGTAAAGTTTTTGGTTAGGTTCATTTTTTAGTTGCCATAGCGTCTGTTTTTTCTTTAGACCCAGCGGAAGACCCAAAGTAGTAGTAAACAACTGCCATTAATGTAGCATCTAGAGTTCCAAGGGCGCGGGCCACCAACTCTCGCATATCGCCGCTAATAGTTCCATTAAACAACTTCCAGTTAATCAGTCCCCAGACGATAAATACAACGGCTGCAATTATACGGGGCGTCCAAATATCTCCAGTTTTAGCAGCCATCTCGCGGGCAGAATTCCTGTCACCGGCGTGGATTTCTTCTAACTTGATATCCAGTTCTTTCATCTTAACTTTAAGATTGGCTTCAACTTGCTTAAGCGCAGCCATCTGTTCAGCGTTTACAGTCCCGGATGACAGAACGTCTTTAATTTGTTCCTTGGTGGCATCTTTCATTCCCAAGGCTCCGCCAATGGCATCTACTGCCATACCGGCTAAAGGGCCACCCAATAAAGTCGCCGCAGTCGGCGCTATTTTTGCAAGCCATTCCATTTATAGATGCCCTTTAAAAATGTAGTAAAAACTAACCAACACAAAGGAAGCAAAAAAGCACCAAAATTTCAAGGCACGAAGTTTGGCTAAGTCTCTGCCAAGTTCGTCTTTACCTTCTTTAATTTCTTTAATCTGGCGTTCTTTTATTTTCTGAATTTCGAGCCATTCTTTTTCTGCTACTTCCTTGCCATACCGTTCTATTAATTGATTCTTTAATTCGTTTTCCGCTTCTAAAACTTGCTTTAATCTGCGCCATTCTGCAAAGGCGGTCATAATCGTTGTGTCGCCTTTAACTACTAATTGCTTTTTCTTATACGCCTGACGTGCCTGGATCTCAGCAACTCCCAGGCGTTGGATATCGTCAATAGCAGCCGATAACTCTTTTCCTGATTGGATTGCTGATTTGATGCCTTGTGTTGCGCCTTTAGCCGCAGTTAGAATTGGATCAATATCACTCACAATAAATTTCGTAATTTGTACAAAGTCGATAAATACTGTGATACTACTTCATCAATAATGTTTTGCAAGGCAGTCTCGGACTTCTCAACTGCTGTGTAACGAATTTTTTCTACCATGTCAAGATGACGTTCCAAAATATCATCAATCTCGCCTTTACTATCTAAAGGCAGTTGAGGGATATCTCGAATGATTCCGTGGCGTCCTTGATACGCTTCAGCAAGGCTGTCAGCTAAGTCTACAATGCTGTCGTAAAATGAACCTAAGGCCATATGCTGTGCGTATGATTTTGTACGTAGATGCTCACGATGTGCCATTTCACGGCTTAAAAACAATATAGCAATTAAACGACCAATCATGTGTATCCCCTTTATTTAGGCATATGCCCGTTGCTGCCCAACCAAATTAATAAAAACACAACAGCCGCGCCAATGATCATCGTGGCTTTCTTAACGGTAGCTTTACCAATTTCAAGATAAAACCGCTCAACAGCTTTTTCGGCTGCTTTTTCTGCGATTGCTTCGATTTCTTCTTCGGTTAATCCGCCGTAAGGTTGCCGTGCCATATCTAATCCTTATGCTACAAATGCGTTTGTGCCAATTGAAGTAAACGTATGGATGGTATATCCGCCGACAGAACTAATTGTTCCACCTGTGCCTCGCTGCGCGCCAGGGTAACGAATAACAACAATTCCGGAACCACCCGCTCCAGAAACACCAGCCGATACGTTAGATACACCGCCACCGCCACCGCCAGTATTTGCCGATCCGCTTACGGCGTTGTTGTTAGAACCACCCGTGGCACCAGCACCGCCACCGCCTAATCCGCCAGCGCCTCCAGCATTACCGGCTCCATAACTAGCCCCACCGCCGCCGCCAGCGTAGTAAACAGAAGATCCAGTTATAGTAGAAACTCGACCAATTCCACCATTACCGCCAAAAGTAGCCGTTCCGTTTGCACCGTTACCGCCAGCACCGCCACCGCCGCCAGCACCATAGCTGCCACCAAGTCCTCCATGGTAGCCTTGCATTCCCTTTCCTACAAGAGTTCTTGCGTTTGCAACAGTAGCATATCCACTATTTCCACCGCCGCAACCGCCGTCCGTACCAACAAAATAATTTACGTCACCATATGATCCACCGCCTCCACCACCAGCGGCAACCATATTTGCAAACATCGAGGGGTCTCCATTCCGACCTACCCAATACCCGGTACTACCACTAGGCCCGCCAGCACCGACTATAGTGGGGTACGAAGTCCCGCTAGTTACTTGGAACATACCGGAAATGACACCCCCACCGCCGCCACCGCCGCCATACGCATAAGCACCGCCAGCACCGCCACCGCCAACAAGCAAATATTCTACCCAGTAAGTTTTTGACCAATTAGAAAACTCAACCCAGACGCTATTAACAGTGTCATACCATTCGGGATTACCCGTAGTTGTGTTCATACGGAACATACCAACAGCCGGGGTGCCAGGGCGTTGTGCAGTTGTACCGACAGGTAAAATTGCTGCGTCAGTTCCGACAGTATGCAAAGTCACAGTAGGTGTAACTTGGTTAATACCAACACGATTGTTTGTGTTGTCTACTGTAATAACGCCAGGGGGAATCCGGTCATCTAACGCATCTTGAACAAATTCTGTAGACGCAATCTGAGTTGTATCAGTACCAAGAGCCGCCGTGGGAACATCGTTAATACCGGTAAAACTATTGTCCCCGCTAAAAGTGTTATCGCCACTAAAAGTATTGTCGCCGCTAAGCGTGTTGTTCAGAGCCAGCCCAGCTTTTTCTGTGTCTAGTTCGCTAATTGCTCCCTGTACTGTTGTAGCAGAAA